CAAAGGATTGTAAAGATCATTCACCCAGATATCCAAGAACGGATAACGCTTGGCAACCTCAAGAGCTACAGAACCACCACCAAGGAATGGTTCTCGGTATTCATCAAAAGTCTTCAGGTCAGGAATGTATTGAAAGATCTTGGGAAGTGCTCGGGACTTACCACCAGGATAACGAAGAGGTGTTTTTAGAGATTTCATTTAAACTCACACTCCAGCATAATTTGAGTAAGGGCAGCAAGGAGATTGATCTCCTGATCTGCAACAAAAGCAGACTTGTATTGATATTCAGCAATGATTAGTACTGCCGCTGCAATACTAGGTTTTTCCATGATATCCGAAAGACTATCATAAACTTTACGAAGAATTGAAGTTGGATCACTATCAAGATTAAGCGTTACCCATTTCTTAACATCATTAAACTTCTTTTCTTTAAGAGCAGACGTTAGATCTTTTAGGTTTGCATCACCTAACGTCGCAAGGATCCCAGTATCAATTTTGCCCGTCGCAGAGTATCTCTGCAATTCGTTGAGAGTGCGACGGAAGTCTGGGTAATATTTTTGGACAACTTCGGCAACAACTCGTTCCTCATACTCGATACCTTCACCATCCAAGATGGTGGTGCATCGTCTGAAGAAAGAAGAAGCAAGTTGTACCTTTGTTTGACCTCTGGTGTTAAACTCAACGACGGTCGTCCTAGAGTGTAACGGAGCAATGATTTTGTTTTTGAAGTTGCAAGTAAAGATGAATCGACAGTTTTTTTGAAACTCTTCGATACTTGCCCTAAGAAGTAGTTGCACGTCTGCAGTAGTGTTGTCCGCTTCATCGATAATTAATACCTTATGTTTAGATGATGATGTCAAGGATACAGTTGAAGCAAAACTCTTTGCTTGATTCCTTACAGTATCTAGGAAGCGACCTTCATCAGATCCATTAATCACATAATAATCCGCTCCCAATTCGTTACAAAGTGCTTTAGCAATAGTAGTTTTACCTACTCCAGCAGTACCAGATAAAAGTAGATTTGGGATTTCTCCCTTTTCAACAAAACTTTTAAACGTGGTCTTTACATCTGTAGGAAGAATACAATCTTCAATTACTTGAGGACGATACTTTTCTACCCATAAAAAATCTTTGCTCATTAGTCTATCAATTCAGAATAAATTCTAAGAAAACTTAGGTTTCCACTAATAATTGTTTTACGACAATCAGAGTTAATTAGTGGGGATCTGTGAGGAGCATATCCTGGGAAAACCAGAATATCTCCTTCTTGACATTCTAGTTGAAAACGTTTCCGTTTGTCAATGTCAAAAAATTCTGTGCTATATTTTGGATCAGGTAATTCAAGTAGGTAGATGAATCCAATTGAGGTTTCTGGATGAAAGTGCCAATCGTGAATATCATTTTGATGATATTGTTGATACCAAAGATTGGTGACATCAAATATACTTACACAATAATGATCTTGTATAACATTGAAAAAATCTGTTACTGCACTTTCTTCAAAAAGTCTGAAGTAAGGTCGATCATGTATTGATTTACCAGATATGTAATCTGCTTTAGAAATAACATCTCTACCTTCGACCATTTTCATACCAGGAGAATGATCTATTTCATAGAGAATATCAGTCTTAATGGAGTCGTGAGACTCCAATTTATATTTCCAAACCTGATCTCTCATCAATTATTAGGTTCTAATGCAATTAGAAACTTAATGTTGTCTGCAGTAAAACGCGCAACATTGTGCTTACTAATAGTAACATCATACCCCTGAGCAGTTACTTTAAGATTTTCCATCTTCATACAGTAACAAAATTCTTCGTCAGTTTCACCAACTTTCAGTGTAAATGTATTGTACGAATCATTCTTCTTATCAGTCACACACAAATTAATTTGACCATCTCTACCATAGACACAAAGATCTGGTGCCTTAGTAATATCGTAGACACGCCATACTTGTTTCAAAGATTCAAGACTCAAACGAAACTTAAGATCCTCAGATGGTAGATCAACTTCCTTATCAGGAGGTTGCACGATAATGTCTGGATCAGAATAAAAATATTTTACTTTTGATTCTGCATTGGGGTTACTAATCAATACATGATTATCCTTTTGCTCAATCTGAGGAAGAGTATCAGACAATCCATCATACAACCTAAGAATCTCACAGAATGCGCTAAGATCATAAATTGCCATTTCTTTAGAGAAAGTTTCTTCAATCTCTGCCTTAGCAAGGATATTCTTATTTACTGACAACGTAGAAAGTACATTGCCAGGTTTAATCACAATGGACTTGTTGATGGTTGAAAAAGTCCTAAGCAAATTTTGGGTTTCTTTAGTAATCAGGGTCATCGATGATACTCTTCACGTTGGGCATTTTTGTCATTGAAATTTAAAAGAAGGACAGCGTAATGTAGGACCTTGATAATGTCCATACGGGCGCTGCCCTTTTTATCATACCGAGAAGCATACTTCAGGATATTGCTGCGGCAAAATGCTTCGCCATCTCCACATGCTTCAATCAAATCCAGAGTTTGGATTTTATCATCTCCAGCAGAATAGTGCTGCTTATATGTGTTTGAGATGTAATCCCTCAACTCATTAAGGATGTTTTCTTCGTTGTACTTCCAATTCATAATAAAGTGGGGGAGTTATTTCTCCCCAGTATAAAGGACTATAGAGATCTTGTCAATCAGAAAGGATCAGATTGACCATCTTCATCACCAGCATCTACCTTAGTATAAAGGTCAAGGAAAGACTGCTTAGTATCATCATCAAAACGATTGATACAATTTGTAATTGCTTTGATGCGGTCACCAAAGATGTCAAATGCCTGTACAATATGCACAAGGCGGCGGGTGGTGATAATCTCATCTACACCACCATCGAAAAATGTCTTACGAATAACACCTGCCCACTTCACAAGATTCTCCGCAAACTGAAGATCTGCTCCAAGATTAGTAAGAATTTTAGTCTCAGTAGGTGCAGAAGGATATTCTTGCTCAAAGGTCACAGGGAAACGCTCAAGAAATGCCTCATTGAGCACATTAGTACCAACAAATCGACCATCGTCACTTCCCTTACCCTTAGTATTTGCGGTTGCAAACACGTTAAATCCAGCAGAAGGGTTAATATACTTACCAATCTTCTTCAGGAAAACACCTTTACCTTCGAGAACACTTTGCAGACAAAGGATTTTGTTTGAAGCGAGGTCGATTTCATCGAGAAGCAATACGGCACCTCGCTCAAGTGCTTCAACAACAGGACCATTGTGCCAAACAGTATTGCCGTCCACAAGACGGAACCCGCCAATGAGATCATCTTCATCTGTTTCGATGGTAATGTTAACACGAATCATCTCCCGTTTAAGTTGAGCACATGCCTGTTCTACACTTACCGTCTTGCCATTGCCAGACATCCCAGTGATAAACACAGGATAAAATCGTTTGGACTGAATGACCCTCTTCAGATCAGAGAAATTCCCGAACGGTACATAATTAATATCTTTACTCGGTACAAAGCACAGAATTTCCCGATCGGGATCAGCAGCAGGTTGATTAAAAGTTTGCTCCAATTTTTCAGCGACAGTCAAATTCCAAGTACCTCGCTTAACATAAAAATCTTTAAGGCGTTTGGTGCCAGTGGCGTAAGTAACTCCAAAGACTCCACAAGCATCCATCACCTGAGCAGCATTAATGTCATTGCCATAGTGCTTAGAGAGATAACCAGTCAGTTGATCAGTAGTGACATCGGATTTGCGGGGCATGAAGTTTCCTCTCGATTACTCCGTAATCATAGCATAGAAGTGCCTTGAGAGACAACCATGTGAGACGCTTCATCAATTGGCACAGGCATCTCCTGGGGTCTAATATATTCTTTATGATGTGCGACAGTGGATTTTAAGGCATTTTTAATATACCAAAATCCATCCATAGGATTGGTATGGTCACCACAAGTAAAAATATCACACACAGCCATTTCTTTCTCTGGCCAAGTATGAATACTGATATGACTTTCAGCAAGCATTGCCATACAAGTCACTCCATGTGGCTCAAATTTGTGAGAATTAATCGCCAATAAAGTGGATTTACATTCGGCAGCAGCATAACACACGACAACTTTGATGTATTGTTCATCGTCAAGAAGATTTACATCGCATCTATAAAGTGTAAAAAGTATATGTTTCAATTTTCATTCAATCCAATCAGGTTTGCGGGATCCGTCACGAAGATAATTAGATGCAACCCAAGGTTTGCTGCTAATGTACATCTTGTAAGCAGTAAAAGTGTCAATGCTTGTGTCAAATTTAAACTCATCTGGCATTGCCCTAGCAAAATTTTCTGCCATACTATAGCAAGTTATTGCCTTCTTAGTCTTTTTATGAAAGATTTTTTTAGATTCAAATAATGTTTGATTACATGAATGAATCTTTCCATACCGATGGGTGTATTCACAACACAAGGCAATACCATGTTGGATTAACCAAGCAGTATTATATATAGACTTTGCTGCCCACTGAGTGCAGGGATGATTACGAAATGCACCACCCCTAGTTTCATACTGACACCCATCTTTTTTTGGTAAAGTACCCCAATCATAATACCAATTAGAATAAACTATACTGAGCATTTGGCAACACTCCAATGGCATTTTTACAATATGTTTGTCTGGCAATACTTGCGCCGAAAACCTTGGATCAAAATCAGTAACAAAGATATTCATAGGGGTCTTGGATTTCCACAAATAATAGCATGAGGCATTGTGTTTTGGAAGAGACGCTTAGCATAGATTTGTGTCTCTGCATCAACTATATGTTTATGGTATTTGGTCCCAGTATCTGGGAGACGAAAAGTAACTTCCCACTTTTTCATGCAATTTGCTCGATAAAGGCATTAAGAATAGTTTTGTTAGTCATCTTAGATCCCATATGCTTTTTAAAGGCACGTTGCAACTCTGCTTTAGTTGCAATTTCACCCTTGGTTTTCACATCAAGATCTTCAGTACCGCCGCCAATATATTGATTGGGCATAAAGAATTGTTTGGTAAATCCAGTTTTATTAGTAACAGAAGTAAATTTTTCTTTTGTCCAATGTTTCAAAGCACTATCAACCTCCTGGTGGTCTAGATAATTGCAAAGGAATCGACTCAATTCACCCTTAGAGCAAAGGCGAATGCCAATCCAATTATAATCTGTAATTTCTTTATGAAAAGAAACGAT